TGGTCTGACTTGAGCTCGATCCGGTAGTTGACCGACAGCTCGTTGAGTTTCTTGTTCCGTCCGAAGACGATCATTGATATCTCTTGCAACGTCTCGTAGAGAGCTTGCGCTGCTTGGTTCCTCCGTCGCTTGACAGCGACGTCAGGGTGAGTCAACTGGTAGGCTTTGAGTTCGTTCGCAGTAGCCTTGTAGCCACCATTGTTGATCCTGGGAGAGTCGAGGAAGACTCCCGCTTGCTCTTCTTCCAGATCGAACTTGGATTCAGCGGCGACATTCCTGTACTTAGACAGGAGGTAGACCATGTCTGCTTCGATCTCGATCTGCTTCTGGATCTTCTGATTCACATCCTCGAAGCCATGGAGATCGAGCTCCAGACGGTATACCACCTCCTTGATGACCGGACGGTCTTCGGACTCAAGGAACTCAGAAGTTAGGACTTGTTTGACGAGACGTTGTAGGGCGTTCATTGCTTCCAGAAGGGGTTAAGGGCCTTGCTACCCTTAACGGGTCGGTTTCTTTTAGGCTGCTTTCAACAGAGGAGCGAACTCCCAGACGGATGTGATAGCTTCCTCCTTGATCGCCTCTCGGGTGACCTCAGAGCGACCGCTGTGTACCAGTTCACTACCGTCTTCCAGGACCAGAACCTTGTTCTCCTCGAGAAGGATCGGAGGTTCGTCCCACATCATGAAGGCTTCGCACATCTTCTCGTAGTACTCTGGTTTCGCCTTCTCGAACTTGATTTGATGGTCTCCGAGCCAGTCAGCACCGACGAGTTCACCCCAGCTCGGACCGAGTTCGTAGTCGATCTTGATCGGACACTTCAACCAGTCGACATCTCGACGAGGGTAGTCAACCATACCCTTGCGACAGATCACACCGATGTCGTAGAGCTCTTGTGGATGGATCGAGAACAGGATCGAATCGTGTACCGTTGCGAACATGGACGTCTGCATCGTCGTCTTCGTCAACAGACGATATACGTTCGTGAGACCCAGGACACCTAGGTCAGACGCACTACCTTGTATCGGAGTGTTCACAGCACGGTTGTTGCGCTCTCCGTCCTTCAGGAACCTCTCGAGGAGGCGACGGAAACCGAACGGAGAGAAGACCATGTTGTGCTTCTTCGCGTAGCGATGCTGCCGTTTGATCCACTCCTTGACCTTCGGGAATCTCGCGAAGAACTTGTCGATGAGATCCTGCGCTGCCTGTTCAGAGATGTGTTCCTGAGCAGCGATCGAACGAGCCGTTCGGCCGTAGATCAAACCGAACACGACCGTCTTCATCCTTCGACGTTCTGCGTCGAGCACCTCTTCAGGAGGCTTGTTCAAGACCATCGACGAGATCAGCCGGTGGATGTCAGCACCAGACCTGAACGCCTCGATCATGTCCTCGTCGCCAGTTACCGACGCAAGGACACGGAGCTCCATCTGGGAGTAGTCGACGGAGAGGATGAGACCGTGTGGGTGGTGAGGGATGAACGTCTTCTTGACGACAGACTTCCACGGCATCTGGTGGAAGCTAGGCTTCCTGCAGTTGTACCTCCCTGTCCTCGTAGTGCGGATCCCGAAGTTCGTGTGGACTACGTCGTTCGGATCGATGAAGTCGGGGATTGGCTTGATGTACCGACTGTAGATGGTCTGGTCTCTCGTGAAGTCTCGAACGAGTTCGATCACTTTCAGCTTATGAGACCACGACCCGTCTTCGTCCAGGTATGTACCAATGTGCTTCGTGCACTGTTCCATCAAGTCCCCGATGACAGCCTTGTCTACCGAGGGACCGGTTTTGCCGTACTCCTTAGGCTCGAACTCCAGTACGTCGAAGAGCAGAGCTCCCTTCGCAGCAGCGGCTGTCAGCTTGAAGGAGTCCACCAACTTGGGTGGCTTCTTACCTGCTGCGCGAGCCTTCTCACGCTTCGCGATGTTGAGAGCTTGGATGATCTGGTCTGAGAGACCCCATGCATCCAACTGCTCGTAGTACTCTTTGAACTTGCCTTCGTACTCTTTCTTGGTCTCGGCCAGCATCCTCCGATTACAACGAACTCCTGCGATCTCCATCGCTGTAGTCGGCAAGATTGCTGGGACGCATACCTTGTGGTGTGGCTCGACAAGATTCTGTTCTGCCATCATACCTTCGAAGATATGATGTAGTCGGAGGCAGCTGTCTACGTCAGCGCAACAATACTTATGGACGATGTCGATATCGATGTCGTCCATAGTAGGCTCTCGTTCTTCACCTGCTTCCATCAAGGCTAGAGCAGCATCTTCGAGAGCGTGGTCCATCTCCTCCTTGTGCGAGATCATACCAGTGTGGCGCGTAGCCAACGTCTCCAAGCTGTGGTCTTTGATCGTGTCGTTCCACAAGGTCCAACTCGACAGCATCGTGTCGCCAGCGATCTTGAGCGTGGAGATATGGATACCGATCAGAGCCAACCACTGCAAGTCGAACTTGATGTTGTGGTTCGTAACTGGGACCGTCTCCAGCAAATCCTGTGTCATCGACACAATGGCTCGTTGAGCGAGAGGATCGTTCGCGAACGGCGACTCGTGATGCTGGAACGGAACCGTGAACGCTTTGCCTTCTCCGTACGCGACCGACCACAGGAGGACTTTCGCGTCCTTCGTCAAGTACGGTGATAGACCGTTGGTCTCGAGGTCGACACAGATGCAGGAGATCTCGCCGTTGCGATACTTCGACTTGATCAAGTCGTATCCGACACGAATGTCCTCAAGCTGATCGAGGTACTCGTAGTCTCCGAACGGGATGCCTCGGTCTCCAGTAACCTGGGATCGGAGGTAGCCTAGGTCTTCAACGATAGCGAGCTCAGCTGCTTTGTTGCCTCGGGCTGCTGCGGATGGGTGGTAGGAGGGGTAGACCGTGAAGAACTTCGTCTCGATGTGAGGGAATCCGAACGACTCAGCCGCAGCAAGGTACTTCTGCATTGACTTGTCGTTCGGTTCCTCTGGAGGGAGCAATGGATCGGACTCGTCTCCTGTGTAGAGCTTCTTCGACTTCGCCCAATTCAGTGCTTTACGGAACCGGAACTTCAGCGACGGGAGTTCGAGATAGAACCGACGTTTGCGAGCAGTACCGATCTTCGGTGCCTTCGGCAACAGAGCATGTAGAGCAGTGTTGCCGAGAGGCACGATGAAGACAGGATCCTTCTGCAGGATCTCCGCTTCCAGATACGGCATGCAGGCTTCGATCTCGCCTTGCGTCGGGATACGGAAGGAGCTCTGGTCGTTGTTCCACGGAATACAGCGGACAACATTCGTCCACCTACAGTACTCCGGAGGGAGACCAGAAACGTCCATGAGCTTGTCGAAGTCTCGACCTGCTTTGCCGACGAAGCACGAACCTTTCGCATCCTCCGATCTACCCGGAGCTTCACCGACGAACAGGACCATAGGACGATCGCTGCCCTTGGACTTCACCTTCACGTTGGTAGCACCGAGGTGCAGATGGCATTTCGTGCACCTCGGTTTCTCGAACAAGGCCATGTGCTATCTCACCAGCCTGCTTTCCTCTTTCTTCGACTCACCGACCGTGAAGAAGTGCTCGGGAATCTCCGGACGGAACCTCTCACCATGACGGTCGTAGAACTCCAGGATCCCTTGAACGTCATAGTACTTCACCATCATACAGATGGTACCATTGAGGTCGACCTTCGTCCCGATGTACTTCTGGAGGATGACGAGGTCTCCGACTTCGATGTCCTCCGGGATCGTGGACGGAGCATCCTTCCTGCCAGGTCCCTTGTCGATCACCTGTGCGACAGGCTGCTGTTCGGCAGTCTGAGGGATGATGATCCCACCAGGAGTCCGTTCGTTCGGGTTGTCCACCACTCGCACGAGGATGTAGTCGTGCAATGGCTTGCACTTGCACTGGTAGATGCTGAGGTCTGCTACGTCTCTTTCGTCCATCATTGTCCGAACTCCTGCTCGATGTTTGCACGATCGTCCACGACCTCGGCGATCATGTTGAAGTAGACACCACCGTCACGAAGCGAGTCCGCGATCGCTTCGTCGTTCACCTTCTGCTCACCGAACTTCTCGTTGAACAGAAGGTTGCAAGCACGCAGCAGCTTGCACACGATGACGTACATGTTGTGGTAGACGATCTGCTGCGTACGAGTGACGACCTTGCTCTTGTCCGGTACCAGGATCTGCATGACATCGGATGCGAGCACATAGGCATCACCGTAGTCGTCGTTCTTGTTGGAGAAGAGCTTCACACCCTCCTCCATCACCTTCGCAACTCGCTTGCTACGAGTTCCTCGCGCTTTCTGGGACATCGTTTGGCTCCATCAGAGTAGGGTAGAGAGGATTCGCGAACTGCTCGTGGATCTCGAGGATCAGCTTACGAGCGTCACGAACATACTTCATCATAGGAGACTGGATCGTCTTCTCCAACCTCTCGTAGTACCCGTCGACTTCCTTGAGAATGTAGAGCAGATGCCGGTTGCCTCCAGCGAACTCTTCGAGGACGTAGGAGATGACACCGAGGAGATCAGCAACTGCAAGGACACTACCTTCCAGAGACTCGTCCTTCGCGTCCTTCCAGTCCGGGATCAAGTCGATCTTGAGCTGGTCTCCAATGTCTTTCATGAAGCCATGGCTGGCTTCATCGAGGAGTTGCTTGAGCCCAGGGATACCGTACTTCACACAGCGAAGGAAGTCACCAGAGAGCGACTCGTCGATGTCGTGTAGCAGCGAGTTCTTCAGCAGCTTTTCGTAGTCTACGTTCCACCCTCGCTGCTCAAGATCCTTGCCGATGAGGAGGCAGAAGATCGACACGAAGCACGTATGCTCCGCAACGTTCTCCCTACGGATCACTGGAAGGGAGGAGAAGCGATAGACATGAGCCAGTCGCTTAATTGAGCCGGTGAGCATGGCTCGTATGTTCAAAGTACCTTCAGGATGTTCTTCCCTTACGTCAGGAGCCACGACTCCACCTCCTACTCTACTTGGTTTTGGTTCTGAGGAACGATGCTACGGAGGAGGAAGTCTCGGAGCTCGCCGTACGTCTTGCAGACGACATCGAGGCCCTTCGCGAGCATCAGGTTGAACGGACGGTCGCCGAGAGTGTACGCACACCCGACGAGCAGAGGATGAGGTGCAACGGCGCACATGTCTCGAGCGCAAGCAGCGTAGCCGAGCTCGAAGAGAGTGCCGATGTCCTTCTCGTCAGTCACAGCAACGATGACATCTGCTTCAGCCGCCTTCTCGACGTTCGTGTTGTAGATCTTGTCTCGAGTTTCGTCGTCTGCATCCGGAGGACACAGGAGGTCGTAGTAGGGAGCGTAGATCTCCCGACCCTGTCTCGCTACCTCCCACTCCCTGAGGACTTCGAGAGTCTTGTTCATCCTCTCCATCTGACCAGGACTGAACCAGCCTGCTGCGAGATAGATCTTACGCGCTGTCTGAGGCGCGCTCTTCACCTGTTCTTGAGTTAGTCTTGACATTTCACTCCTCGGGGATTTGGTAGCCGAACTGGCGAGCTATGGTTCGAGCATGTTTACGAAGACGTTTCAGCGCACGTCTGACTTTCATTCTGTCCCACCCAGTGATCTCGCCCAGGATGGCGTTCGTCATGTGAGTAGGCATCCGTTCGTACAGATCTCGAATATGCTTCGGGATCTCGTACTCGTCGTCCGAGACGATCTCGAGTATCTCGAGAGCATCGTCAGCTGAGTTACCCCACAGAGACCCTTCCAGCGAAGCCTGCTTCAAGTCATCACGAAGTCGCTCCAGGAACCTCGTCAAGTCTCGAAGCTCCAAACCTCGGTCTGGAGGAGGGAACGTGGACTGTCGAAGCCGTGCGACGATACCGTCGTCTTCATCATCCTCGTCCAGTAGCGCACGGACTTCTTTGCGCCAGTCCCTACTCTGTGTTTTGTGTCGTTTCAGTACATCGTGCACTCGGTGGAACAACCGGGATTTGAACGCACGAGCGAACTCCTCGGAGTCCGGTGGATGGTCCCAGTGTTCTACGAGAGCATCTTCTAAAGCAATCAACCCTTCTTGGTACAAGTCCTCCGGAAGAAGTACGCCTGGGATCTCGTAGCGGTTCGCAGCGTACCATATCAGAGGTTCAAATGTTCGCAGAGTTTCCACGAACTCAAGTTCAGCAGCATTTGACCCCATTAGCCCCTCTAGCTTTCAGCATTCGTAGCGACCTAGATCATCGGTGCTATCCTTCGCTTGTCATTCAGGCGACTAACGCCTTACGGTTTCGAATCTCCATTCTCGTCCACCTCGAAGTGTCGGACAACGAGTTCACCTCCTTTCCCGTCCTTGTCTTCGAAGAAGTTGATGACACAGTCGTTCAAGTCGAGCATGACAGGCATGTTGCACAGACAGTAGAAAACCCTCTTCCCTCGAGCATCGGTCTTGCCAGTCATGCGTAGTTTGAACTTGTCCACAGCAGTTTCCTCCGAGCATTTCGACACCCGTAAACCCGCGGAATCATAGGGTTTTCGCCGAGGCCTCCAGGCCGGACGAACCCGCCCAGCCTTATTATGCCCCAAAATGGCCGAAATTACCAAAGAAATCGACGCGGGCGGGTACGAAAATTCCCCTATGATTACGGGGGTTTACAAGTGTTAGAATCGCCATTTGTCGACGATTCTACGGTTTAGAGTATCAGCTTTCTGCACTCAGCAAGAGGTCTACCGAGAGAGCCAAGTCATAGCGCTTCGCAGCCTCCAAGAATCGGGAGAAGTCTTCGACCGAGGCAGGATCTTCATCGTATGGTAGGACCACCATCCAGACTTCGTGGCCTCGTGCCTGCAACGTCTCCGCAAGTTTCAATGCGGGAGGTCTAACGACAGACCGTCTCTCCCGCTTCAGAGCATCTCCGTCCAGAGCAACGTAATACTTCGAGAAGCCAGCAGCCGACAACATCGACACCTGCTTCGAGGTTACATCCTTACCGTAAGTGGCTACCGCGTTGCGGCCAGCAGCGATAGCAGAGATGACACCTTCGGTGATGATGACATCTTCGTACTCGATCGCACGAGCCAGGTTGAACACTTTGTCTCTGGCATCTGCATTGGCTGGGTTCTTGTACTTGACCTTGTGCCCCTTGTAGGTTCTCGCCACCCAGTACAAGACCTCTCCGTGCTGGTCGAAGTCTGGGAATATGATCCTACCCGAGCCAGCGAAGTTACGACGCTCTTCAGGAGGGACGTTCAGGAGATTCTTAGTCCCGAAGCCGATGCGGTACTCGTCGATGATCTCGTCGGAGATGTTCCGAGCATGAAGATACTCGTACGCTTGAGTTCCTTTGACTACAGGTACGTAATCTTCAGGGAGTGAGACTTTCGGACTTTCTCGTTCCACGACTTCTCGTTTCCTCGCTCGCTTCAGTTCTATCACGAACTGAGCCCAGTTGCTTAACTGTTTCTTCGTGCGCTCGCCTGCGTAGCCTTTGATGATCCTACTAAGAGGACCACGTGCTTCGCAGCGGTGACAGAAGTACCACCCACGGATACCGTGAAGCATCCGGTCAGGGTTGACATACAGGTGGCCTTTCTTGTCTGGCTTGCCTTTGCGCTTGCCACAGAACGGACAATCGAACTGGAACTCTCCAGTCCCAGAGCGACCCTTACAACGTCCGAGAGATGCTTCTAGGTGTTTGAGCAGCATCGGTAGAGCACCACACTTACAACCAGAAGTTGTAGGAGCCACAGGATCCAAACCCACCGCCACCTGGTGGACTGGTTGAGTCCTTGTTTGAAGTCGTCCCAGAACGACTTAGTCTTCTTTGCTGTCATCCAGCAACGATCCTTCTTTGATCATCGAAGAGCCCCAGTCGACATCGAGAGGCACTAAGAAGAACTGACTACCTCGGCGGTTCTTGTCACACCAGAGCCTGGCCTTGCCTGCGTTCGCTTCGTCCCAGGTTTGGTTGATAGAGACCAGACCATCTGCTTTGTGCACCTTCTTCGCAGAATCGGCGATGTTGTTCCTCGTGAGAACATCGTTCTTGTGCCGAGGGAACCAACGATGGACCTGCGACGCAGTCCAGCAAGCACAGTTGTACTGGTTGATGAGCGCCTTGATCTGGGAGTAGATCTCTCCCATGGCTTCGTAGTCGCTGTTGGACTTAGGCTTCTTGAACTCGTCCGGGTAGTCCAGGATCAACAGACCAGGACGGATACCTTCGACAGAGTAGATCTTCGATAGGTATGCCTTGATGTGAGCAACTGTAACGAAGCCAGGATCGTAGTACTTGATGCGGAGATACGACTCCGCTGCCTCTTTGATCTTGGCAGCACGACGGAGGAAGATCGGGTCTTCTTTGATGACGTCGAACGCAGAGCACTTCGTGAGATTCGCTGCGTATCGGATACCAACGTCTTCCTCGTCGAGATCTCCGACAGTGATGTGGACCGTAGGGATACCATGTTCAACCGCCGCAGCACCCATGTTGACGAGGTACTGCGATTTGCCTTGACCAGATTGCCCTAGGACAGTCCATATTTCACCACGACCGATACCACCGTTCGTCTGGTCGTCGAACTTCTTCAATCCTGTCGGGATCTTGTGGACGAACCCACGATCTTCACGACGGGCCAGCTTGGGTATCTCGGTAATGCTTTCGATGAACGAGAGCCCGAGCTCGTTAGCATTGTATCCTACACGCAGAGCACCTTCAATGATGTCGACAGCTCGATCGAACCCAGAGTCAGTCTCGACCAGTTCTGCGATCTGCACCAGACCTTGACGCATCGCCTGTCGTTGTCCGAATCGGACGACACGCTCTCGGACAGCATTCGTATCCAAGAGCTTCTGCTTGTACACCTTGTCTACCTTCGACAAGATGTCTTCGATGTCGTCCTTTGGCACACGGTAGGATGTGCAGAAGTCACGAACCTCCTCTACCAGAAGAGACTTGCTGGGAACTTCGCCATGCTTGTCGAAGCAGTCCTTTCCGATCCGAACGAGAGATGTCAAACTAGGATGATCGAAGTACGTCGGATCGACGACGTCTCCGTAGTCCCGGATGAATGTAGGCTCTCTGAGCAACAGAGCAGCTATGCTGACCTGGAACTCTTCAGAGTAGCCGTACGTTTCCTTCTCTGCTGGCATGCGGCGAAGCTCGACTCGTACTTGCTGTCTAGGAGGTAGCGAGCTTCTTCAGCTCGGAGATAGCTTTCTCGCAGGCGACATCGAACTGTGCCTTGTCCTGGCGGTAGTTGCGGACGACTCGGAGCTTCCTGAGCATCTCCTTCGCCCAGAGACGCGTGGCTTGAGCGTAGAGCTCTGCAGCACACTTGTCCGGATCGTCCCCGTCCTCGAGGTCTGCCTTGAGAGTGATCGGCTCCGAAGCAGACTCGTAGTTGGCGAGGTTCAGCTTCAGATCCACTGTCGTTTCGATCTTGCGTATCTTCACAGGTCTTCTCCCTTCGGATATCAGGTCGAACAAGGGCTCGGAGGCACCCACCTTAAGGGCCTTGCTTTCCTTGTCGGGTCGGAAGGAATCGTTCTTGGCCAGGAGGAGTTTCAGGAGGAGTTCCTCGGAGGAGACGGTACGTAACTTCGACCGAATTGACAGATCGATCGCACGCTATCTCCATGATCTGTTCGCTGAGCTCAGGCAGATTCAGTATCTGTTCGTTGTTCAGCACGAACCGATACGTGGACTCTAGGATCCTATGTCGAGGATCGATGAAACGAACCAGACGATCCAGCTCATCTGCGAACGCAGGATCCTGCCTGAGTAGACGGGAGATCTTGTCACAGCCATTCAGAACTGTCGAGTGGTCCCGACCGATCACACGTCCTATGTCTGGGAAGGACAGGTCATAGATGTTACGGCAGAGCCACATTGCGATTTGACGAGGTCGAGCGACATGCTTGTTCCGTGCAGTCCCTAGCAAGCGGCGCAGACTCAGACCATAGAACTCTGCGACACGACCGATTGCGTAGGTGGCCTGTGCTAGAGGCCCCTCAGCAGACTTCTTAGGACCACCACCGGACACCCCAGGACCTCCATCGTCTGTTCTAATGACTCGCTGATCTCGTACTCTTCCTCCCTGTATGTCCACATTCTGTACTTTGAATGCTTCTCCAGGTAGCGGTGATTCTCGTCGTAGAAGTCGAAAATGAAGACCCGGTTCTGGCCCTCCTTCGGCCTCATGCCTCGACCACAACGCTGTACTGTTCTCCGGTACTTCTCCATCCCGGTCGCCATGATCAGAACATTGATCACCGGAACGTCCAGACCCTCGTCCAGAACTTGAGTCGTTATCAGAATGCATCGTTCCCTCGAGTTGACGTAGTGGCCTATGTCGTTAACCGACCACGTCTTCGTGGAACACTCACCGCGAGTGTTGTACAGATGTGCCGTGCTACCACCATGTACGAACACTGTTTCACAGCCCATCCAAGCAAGCTGCTTCGCCAGATGGTGTCCATGTTTCTTCTGGCCTACGAAGATCATGATCTTGTGACCTCCTTCGTAGATCGAGGAGGCGAGACTCACGATCATCGAATTGCGAACTTTGTTGCCTACGATTCCTTTCTGGTAGACGTTGTGCCAAGACCAGGCTGGGATGGTTCCGGTCTTGACCTTGAGGATCGTGACGAGAGGATCTGCTAGATATCCACGTCGTCGGAGTTCTTTGCTCCGCAGTTCGTAGAAGATCTTGCCGGTGAGTCCAAGTAGGACAAGATCTCCATAAGACCAGTGTTCAGGGTCTTCGTGGACTGTCGCAGTGAATGCAAGTCGAAGCGGAGCATAGCAGTGGGATGCAACCTTAGCCCACGACATAGCCTTCGTATGGTGCGCTTCTTCGAGGATGAGCATGTCAGCCTCACGGAGGAAGTCACCAGCTCCGTTCCGATTCTTCTGCAGAGCGTTAACTGCGGAGTTGACGACGAATACTGCAATGTCTCGACCCTTTCGCAGTCGAGGGAACTTGTCTTTGCCTCCGACACGGATCACCTCCCCGAGCCCGAACTTCTCGAACTCGTTCGCCATCTGCTGCATAAGAAAGACAGAAGGCGTGAGAGCAACAAAGGTATCAGCAATGCCGTAAGTACGAGCATGCTGGATAGCTGACGCAGCCATCGCAGTCTTCCCACTTCCTGTCGGTGCTTGGACCACTCCACGACCGAAGTGGAGAGTCTTTCGAGCAGCGAGGACCTGGTAGTCGCGTAGCTGGACACCTTCGAGGATGTCTTCGTCGACAACGATATCCTTGACTGGGACCTGTGGTGTCGGAGCCATGTCCTTCTCGATCTCGAACTTGAACCCATGCGTCTCCAGAAACGGGATGAGCCCCGTGTAGAACCTGTTCTCCACTTCATCGAAGAGACACCTTCGCTCATCGTCAACCTCGAACGTAAGGACATTGACCAGGTCGTCAATTTCCTCGTCAGTACCATCAAGTACTTCAGTCCAGATGGTGTCTCGAAGTATTTTCATGCTCTCTTGTCGATGAAGTCCCACTCTTTGATCGAGAATCTCCGAGCTAGGAACAGTTTGTTAGGGACGACAGGGTAGAACCATCTGCGATGACGGTACTTCGCCTGGGAGTAGATGGAGAACTCGTGCCAGGAGATGTAGTCGAGCTCTTCGCAGGGCTCGACCATCGGGTGGTACTCGTTGAGTTCGTCAAAGGACGTCAAACTCCAGTACTCTTTCAAAGCGGCGAGGTACGTCTCGACAGGATCTAGCTCCCACTGTCCTCGGCGATTCTTGCGCATGGGCAGGTCATCGTCGTGGTGGGCGATATATGTGTAGACCTTGCACGAGTCGAGCAAGGCCTTCTCGGAAGTATCGTTGCGGTGTGCGAGAGCCCGGACCCAGGTGAGAATGTAGTGGATCGCGGGAGTCAGGCTGAGGATGGAGAAGTTGAAGGCACGGAGGTTGACGAACCAGTCAACGTCGTAGCCATACTCGTCCAGAGGAGTGATACCACGAGAACCATTGAGGTTCAGGTACCACTGCTCGCGGTACGAGCACTTGTAGCCTGCCCAGTATTTGTGGAGGAAGGAGACAGGAAGGTCCTCAACTTCGTACTGCTGTTGAGGATAAGGGAGGTCGGGAAGTCCAGCGGAGGGGCTAGCTACACTGGACTTCCCGACCTTCTGGTCGTACTCTTCCGGAGAGAAGAGTTGGAGCGACGCGATCTCTAGCTGCTCATGGAACGAAAGACGTCGGTAAGCTTCCGTTCCGACGGCAGGTAAGTCGGACAACTTTGGCATGTTAGACTCCTACTCAGCAAACTCAGCAAATGTACAGCGCTGCTCCGTAGGAAGAACCTAGAGAGCAGCAGACTCAACTGGAATCTCGAAGGCGAGGCAGAACGCCCACCTCAACCCTTAAGGGCGCTGCATTTCTTAACGGGTCGGATTATTTACCGGAATCGACGGACTTGAGATAATCGTCTGCAGCCCTCAGCAGAACTGCCAAAGCTGGGAGGTCTGTCGGCTTGAGATTGGCTCCGCGGACGTACTCTTGCTTTCCGTTCTTGCGGATCTTCCGTGCAATCACGATATCGTAGAACGTCCGATTCTTGTAGACGTTCACGTATATGTGGACCGCGACGTAGCCTTCCCGGAACATCCTCGCCAGACGACCGTACTTCTTCGGACCGGGATCTACTTGCGCTTCTTCTGATTCTTCTTGATCTTGTCGAGATACCATTTGGCTGATTTGTTCTTCTTCCGGACCTTCTCGACCGCGTCCGGTGTTGTTTTGACGATGCGGAGACTGCAGTAGCAGTACGCTAGACAGCGGGTTTGACCACCCTTCGGAGTTGTCGGAAGGGTATCAGCCGTGTACGGGGAGTACTTTGACAGCAGCTTGCAGTCAGGACACGGGTTGTTCGACTCGAGTTCCCAGTGTATGACTACGTCCGTACCGACAGAAAGGACACGAGCAGACTCATAGGCAGACTTGATCGTGCGCGCGTAGTTACGCACACGTGTCATCGTCTTCTGCCAGGACTGACCTATGACGACGTCGCCGAGGAAGCCATCCCAGTGCTTGAGCTCCTCGCGTAGGTAGGACTTGATCCATCGACGTTCATGAGGAGTCAGCTGTGCGGTCCCTCCCGTAGGCCCCACAAGCCCTGCAGCTTTGACACCTAGACGGAAGGCCATCTCAGTTGACGCAGAGATCGCAGTCCTCGTATCCTTCTTCAGCTTAGTGAAGGTGATATCGCCCTGACGATACTTGTGGATCAATGTCAGGAGTTGCTTCTCGAGAGCAGCACCTTCTTTGAGGAGGAGCTTCGCTGCCTGCTTCGCATGCTGCCGGAGAGAACTGACGAACCTACGCTGTTGGTGTCGTTGTAGGATCTGTTGCTGCTTGGAAGGATCCAGAGGACCTTTGACTGTACCAATGGCCTTACCTTCGGTCATCCTCTTGAGCTCTTCAAGGACGAGCCAGGTCGTATGGTCATCGGCAGGGAGATTGGCTACTTCTAGCCTTTCTCTGATGTCTTCCTCTAGAGTCATGAGGCAGAGCGGTTGGGTAGCTCAGATTCCTTAGCGCCGTAAACAACTCGTTGTCTCGTGAGACGAGAGATCGCTTGATCGATCTCGGTGAGTCTCTCGCGCTTGGCTTCTTCCTGGTCCTGATCCGAGTCGTCGGGTGGCTCTTCGTCTCCAGAGTCGTCGGAAGGTGGAGGTGCTTGGTTCGCCTTGGCAGACTTCCTGAGGAGCTTGACGAACTTCTTGATGTCCTGCTTCGGTAGCCACAACGTGTTCTCGAGGATGTAGATCGTCCACTCGAGCTTGTCGAGACCAAGAGTCTCTCCCAGACCTGCGAGAGCTTGTGCAACGTCGACCACGACCTGCCACGCTTCGAGACGATCCAGGAGTTCAAGAACAGACGGAGTCACCATCATGACACGGAACTTGTGAGCATCCGTGTCCATATCCTTGTACGCCAGGTGGATCTGACAGAGACGTGTAAGTCCTTGACGGACAGCATGCTGAAGAGCACCGACAGATCGAGCCCAACGGATCGACTGGGAGGAGAGGGTTGCCTTGGCGTTGACGTCTCCTTCGTATCCGAAGTAGGCTTTGGGAGCTCCGAACGACCCGAAGAACTTGTCGCGGAAGTGATCGATATCGACCATCTCGCCGACGTTGCCGAGACCTGCGATGTTCTCGACTCTGCTGTTCGTGTTCTCCTTGACAGGCCAGAACTCGTCCTCGGAGTTGTGGATAAAGACCCCAGCAGTCAATCCGAAGTTCCTATACGTATCAACTGAGATATCATACGTATCCTCAGTTTCAGAGCAACTCTCGACGGATAGTACCTCATGATTATTCGGGGCTCTTCCGAGATTCTCTAGCATCTTCTCGCGATGCTCTGGATCCTCGTAGTACCTCTCTGAGTTCCTGTCACGCAAAGCTTCTAATCTCAACCGGTTGTTATCTGGATCAGTCCAGCTATCCGAGACAGCCTTAGACATCTTAGC